ATTTATACAAGTTTGTAACACCAGTAACTGCTGTAATAATATCATTTGCATCAATGGTAATATTTTCCATCGGTGCTTGACCGAAGTTTACAAAGTAAATGGCATCCAATCCACCTACATTATCTTTACAAGGCTCTAAACGTCCTAATGTTAAATCACATGGCATAATTTCTATTTTTTAAAAGTTATTTTAAATAAAAAAGGGTGAGTTATTTTACCCACCCTTTTATTCAGTTATTTAATTCTAGTTAGCTGAATTTGTAATACCGTATGTTACTAACTCTTCTGCATAACCATAGTTAGCACAACCAGTCATTCTCATCACAATTCTTACATTCTCATCTCCTAATGTTTCAGAAGTATCAATCAATTTTACTGTATTCATATCAGAAACCAATCCAGTACCGAAATACAAGTTAGATTTTTGACCTGCAATAGCAACGTTAGAAGCTAATCCCTCTGCCAATACGATTTTAACACCGTCAATAGACAAAGCTTGGTTTGAATACCACATTGTACCGTTAGAACCAACACCGTTAGCACCTAATCCACTTGCACCGAATCCACCCAAAGAAGCGATATAAGCATAGTACATGTTAACTGGCAAATAGATAAACATATCTTCTTTTGCGATAATAGTTGCAGGAATAGCCGCAACAATTTTACGAAGCTCTACAAGTACGTTAGACGATGTTACAGTTGTTCCTGCAACCTCTTGAGCCGTTGGTAAAAGTGCATCTACAGCAATTTGTGTACAAATTCCATCGTATTGTCCTGAAGTTCCAGTAACACCTCTCCAAAAAGAAATTTCATTTTCTTGAGCAACTTGCGAAGCGTAACGTGCAAGGATAAAATCAGCGAAACTTGGTGCTAATGTATCGAATGCTGAAATTCCCATTTCTTCACTCATCCAATCTGAATGGAAATCTTTTTTACAAAGTTGTTGGTTAACTTGCAATTCTTTTGGAGTTAAAACTCTTTCAGTCAAAGTAACCGAACCAGTTGCAGTAAAATCACATGAAGCGTCTTTTAATAGACCACCAGTAGCGACTTTCTTAATAACTTCTTTGTACTTAATGTTTGGCTTGATTGTAACCAGTTGTTTGTCCAAAGTTGGTGCTGACAATAACGCTGTAGCGATGTATTGTTGCAAAAATTTACCAGCGTACGTGGTAGTAATTGATGTTGTTGTTGCCATTTCTTTTAAATTTTAAAAATGTTAGTTAAATAATTTTCTTCTTATTCTATCTTCAATCGTTTCCATTTTACCAGAACCGTATTGGAAATTAGATTTCTCTACTTTGTTTTCAGGATTGAACTCAATTTTCTTTGGTTCGATTTCCTCTGTTGAAAGTTCAACTTCAACTTTTTTCAAAGATGCTAATTCAGTTTTCAAAGCTTCAATTTCCGCTTTCAATTCTGTAAGTGCTTCGCTTGAAAAATGCGTTTCCTTAGTCATTGTTTCAACTGTTTTCTTTGGAGCTGATTTCGGAGCTTCTGCTTTCGCTTCAACTTCTTCTTCTACTTCAGGAGCTTCAGGCATTTCTTCTTCTACTTCAGCTTCTTTGATTTCAGCTATCATTCCTTCTTCAGTTACTGATAAGATCATTCCGTTTTCAAGTTCGTAATCGCCAACTGGCAAAGGGATCATTTGTTCATCAACTGTTTTGATAAAAACTTCTTGACCTGCCTCAAAGCTATTTGCCTCAAGTACCGTTTGACCGTCTGCCAAAAGCATTGATTCTAATTTTACTTCCATTTGTAAAATAGTTTTAAATTTATTTATGATTTCTTTTGCATTCATATTTTATAGACTTAAGTATTTATTACTTGTTACCTTTTTAAAATTAGAGATTATCGTAAGCTGTTAAAACCTCTTTAAAATTTTGAGGTGCGTATTGTTTGCGTATTGCATCTTCATATTTTACAAACTCAGGAAAAGTTGTTTTATAATCAACTCCTAATTCTTTTGCTTTTTTCTCAAATAATGATAATTGACTATTAAAATTATTTGTTAAAGCATCTTGTTCTTGTAATAATCCAACTGATTTTTTTAATTCAGTTCTTGCTGAAGCTGTTTGTTTAATAATAGCGTTATAATTTTTTTCAATTTGATTATAAATACCTACAACATCAACATAATCTGACAATTTTACTTCATGCGCTTTAAGTTCTAATCTTTTTGCTTCATAAAGCTTATTAATTATTTTTTGTTCTTGATTCATGGTATAAAATTTAATGCGTGTGAACCGTTGTAACTGGCTGTGTGGTGTTAATTACAGTGCTTACAGTTTGATTTAATGGACTGCCAATACCTTGATTCTGTAAATCTCCGTTACAGCATTCAGAATTATAAGTTCCGTCATCGCAAAGGCATCCACGCTTACCACTTTTAGGGCTTGTTTTGCTTTTTGTTTTCATGATTATTTAATTTGACTTATCAATGTTTTTAAATCTTTATAATCAGCTTCAGCACCTTTTAAATAATTAAATGCAGTTGTTACTATTGGTAACTCAATACCAGCAGAAGATTGTAACGCTTTCATTTTATCATGAAGTACAACCGCTTTTTCGTATGCAGAATTTAATTTGATTAAATTATCATTTGCTAATTTTTTTTCAGAAACTAATTCTTTATTTAGATTAGTTAATCTGTCAATATTTTTAGAAATTGGATTTTGTAAATTTTGAATATTAACTAATTCTTTTTCTAAATCTTGAGATATACCCAATTCTACTTTGTGTGAAGCTAAATCTAATTTCTTTGCTTCATAAAGGTTACTGATAATTGTTTCTTCTTTTGTCATTTTATATTGATTTTAAAATTTCTATTATTTCTTTCAACTGTTTTTCCTCATCACTTTCAACTAAACTTAAATCTAGTTTGTCAATAAAATATCCCTCTATTGAAAATCCTTTTACCTTGCCTAATTTTACGTCTTGCCAAACTTCATCGTTATCAACTTTCATCGAAATAACCCAAGTACCTTTTGGAAAACTAAAACCGTAATTTTTTGATTTATCCATTTCAGGATTATCAACTATCCAACTTTCAACAACAGTCATTCCCTCAATTTTCTGATCGTGGTTTAACGTTGCATTATTTTGTTTGGAGTTTTGAAAAAACATCTCACTGGCTTTCCTTACCGTTTGCTCTGAAAAGTAAATGTAAAATTCATTTCCTTGCTCATCTTTACGAAAAATCTCTTTGTTAGGAATTAAAGATGCACCCATTAACAAACGCTTTTCAGCGTCAATCTCTTTTAGTTCAACTTCATGCTTTGCAAGTGCTATAAAGTTCTCTTCAATCGCTGGATTTAATACAACCGAAACAGCATTTATACCGTTCTTTTCTGAATTTTCATCAATTACTAATTCTATAATTTTTTTCTTATTCATACCTATTGACTTTTAATTTATCCGAATGTTGCGTTTTTAACGTGGTTTCTGTCTAATTGCTGACTTGTTGTAACTTCAGCCGAAACAACATAAGCTTTAATCGGTGCGCCACCCAAACCAGCTAATGGATTTGTTCCTGAATTTCCTACTATCTGAAAACTTGGTGCGCTACTTGTTACAGTTTGTCCTGCAGTACTTGGTGGAGCTGAATTATTACCACCGCCACCGCCACCACCACCTTCAAATTTTGTTCTTGCTATTTTGGCAACATTTGCAAGACCTGAAGTTATTGCTATTCCTGCAGCAATAAATGGTTGAGCTGGAAATAAAACTGTTTTTGGATTTGCTGCTGCACTTGCAAAAATTGCATTTGCACCCAAATAAGTTGAAACTATTGCTTGTGCGATTGATGCAGCTTTATTTATTTTAAATGCTTTTCTTGCATCCGCTTCGCTTTTACCTAAAAACATAGTTGCAATATCAGTTATAACATTTATTGCATCCGATGCCATTTGAATTTTAGCAACTTTTATATCATTTTCTAATGCTATTTTTTTTGATGCTATTTCCTCATCAATAACTGCTATGTCCCTTGCTTTCGCTTCAGCAATTATTTTTTCTTGTTCTGCATTTCCCCTTGCCGCTTCTTCAAGTGCAAAGTATTTTTCATTAACCGCATCAATTTGATTTTGGTATTGTGTTTTTGTTGCTTGAGTATTTAGTTCTTGTAAATCCTCAATCTTTTGTAAATATTCATTTTCTAGATCAACTTCATTTTGCTTTGCTTGTTTTTTAGCATCAAGTATTATTTGATTTTCTAAGTCTAAATATTTTTTAGTAATTTCATTTTTTTCTTTTTCTTGAGCTTCAAGTATTAATGTACTATCCTGCTTATATTTTTCAGCAT